ATGAATCCCTGCAAATTCCTCCCCCTCCACCAGTCCCCCACCAGCACCTGAACCAAAACGGGCTAAAACATATGTCCTAACAACGGTATCGTAGTGTGGGTTACTCGCGCCAGCCGCTTGAAACTCCCAATTATAATCGTCTTGGTTGGCGCGATCCTTTACATAATACCACAGTTGAAACTGCCCCTGCTCATCTTGCCCATCTTTAATTAGAGAAAGTTTAAAGTTTGGGAACTTGGTAGCGTCTGGGTGTGCCGCTCCAAAGTTACCGTCCTCATCGGCGGCGGCATCAGCGGCATCAGCAGAACTTAGATTCTTACTTGCGTCAATACGTTCAACAACGACAAGGTCAGCAACCTTTGGAGTTGCGAAGTTAATTATTCTTTGCCGTCTGTTTGAAGATATGGGCATATGTTTTACTACTAAGTAGTGTTAGCCAAATAGACCACATTTACTTTTACCCCAGCACCCGCGCCATCTACACCCCCAAAAGTAAACGTCACCGTGTCAGAATCACAAGCCGTGCGGCAAGACATCAGAACAGAACGAACAGCCGAATCCGAAGTGTTGCCAACCAACTTAATAGTTGAGAACTGATCTGCCGAAGATGTCGCCTTTACAAACGAACCAGTGGTAACGTCTGCGGGTATCTCATAATAGATAGCTAGTGCGGTTACTGCATTAGATATGCTATTACCATCTGCGTCTAATATAGACGCAGGAGTCCCTGTAGCTCCAACGGACTCAGTGCAAGTTGGGGCGGTGCTGGCTTCTAGTTGCTCTAAGGTGTGTTCTTTTAAAGACCACCTTACCTGATTACTTGCGTGTCCTGACTTTAAGGAAAATCCATAGATGATATCTGCGTGGCTACTATTTAAGGTTGCTGACGAACTACCACCAACAAGGATGGAACTCTGCAATCCTGAAGAAGCTACACGGGCAGATAAGCTCTGCTTTAGTCTAATACCACTTAAAGTCATTTTACTTACTCAGTTTTTTCTCAATCGAAATAAGGAAACCACCACCCATGTCGCCGCCGTCCCCTCTGTCATCCCCATGCTCAGAATCGGCGGCTTCCTTGTCGTGGACAATATAGTCATGGATAGCGGTTAAGTAGTCATTGGCGAGGGTCAGCTTTGACTGAACCCAGCCCTTAGAAAGTTTCTCGTCCAAGTTCCCTGAATCAATCATCTTGACCAATTCGCAGGACTTATCGTGAACGGCACGGAGATCGGTAGCAGACATGGACGCATCCTCAGATACGTCATGGCTATCGTGGTCGCCCTTATCGGCAACCATCTGACTATGGTCAGGATCGGCTGGGCTACTATACATTTGGTTCTTCTGGTTCTAACCCACGAAAGAACATCATAGCAAACTCAGAGTCTGTCATCCTATCAGGATTGTCGCGGGGCAGGCTTAGTTTTTCAAGCATTCCGGGGTTCTCATCAAGGACTCCCTGAATCTGATCCATCTGCTCTTGGTGCATTCCATCTTCAGGATTGAAGCCCTCACCAAATAGTTGGTTAAACAAACGCATAGCGACATCACCTGCATCTCCCTGTTCAGCGGCTTCTTCCGTCACAGCCTGATCACCTGCGGCAAGCATCTCATCAAGAATTTCTTGTGGGACTTCATCCTCTGAAGGAGGGTTCTCTGCCTGCTCAATCCCAGCAGTGACTGCTTCCATAAAGCTGTCATTGGGGGACGCTTCCTCTACTTGTTGTCCTGTTTTAGCGGCTTCTGCTTCGGCGGCTTCCATTCCCTCTTCGTCGTATTTAAATTTTTTATCTCCTACTTGTGGCATGATATTAAATGGTTGTAAATAAATAACCCCGATCCCCTTCTTTTTCAAGAGGATCGGGGATTATTGTGGATGGTTTGTAGCGCGGGGTTCCTTTTTACAGGAACCCCGCTTTATAATTAGGCGGCGGCTGTAGAGCTATCGCGCTTGAAGAGGATCACAAATCCGAAATCGGTTTTGATCGGCTTCGATGCGGAAGCAAGAACACCACGGAAGAATCCAATGTTGCCATCGGGATTCAGTGCAACGTCAGGGATATTTAACCATTTAAAGTCTCCCTTATAATTAGTGGCGTTAAAGGTTACCCCACCAGCACCACTAAGTGGGGCAGGAATCTGGGACTCCATAACATCAGGGTGAATGACGTATGCGGCTTCGTAGCCAGCAGTGTCATAATCACTGTTCATGGAGATAACTCCAGCACTAGACGTATACGGCAACACTTTAGTAGGAACACCATTACCATCAATGGTGAAACGAGGTGCTGTGTCATCAATCAAGTGATAGAAACCACGGAAGCTCTTCTCAATTCCAAGAGGAGCAATCAGGTCACTGACAGCGGCGTTGTTGTAACGCACATCGTCGCGGAATTCTGACTCAGTCTGAAGCTGGTAAGAAGCCTCAGAGGAGCAAACAAGTGCGAACACTGGGCGACCATTCTCACGACCATAGGCATTGTTACCAGCACCCTTGCGGATAAGATTAAAGTAAATCTTGTCCATAATAGCGTTGGAAATGTTAGCCATATTTCCTGATGTATTCGCATCATCTGCCACTGAAGATTCTTCAATGTTAACGGAAGTAGTTGTAGAACCACCGTCAATATTTAAGCCTTCAAACTTTCTGGAATCAGTATCAGCCGTGTTTTCGACATCCTCTGTAATTCTAGTGCTTGCAGTCTCGCAAATTACAAGGTTAGCGGAAAGACGCTCATACTCATCGCGGTAGCGAGTCTCCCATGAGAAACGGGCTGACTCAGCAAGTGCTTCAGTGATCGCTCTAAGCTGTTCAGTGCGGTGAGCGGCAAAACGAAGGTCGTCCACGGAAATACGCGGAGACTCGATAGCGGCTCTTTGGAGGTTATACTGCTTAACCTTTTTACTGAGGTGCGCGTATGCCTTGGTTTGAGCCGCCTCAACGCTCATTGCGTCTGTCAGCTTGTTGTCATGCCCAGAGGCAAGATCGCGTGGAGCGGGTGCTGTGCCGAAAGCTGTGCTTCCTTCAGTTTGTGCAACATTGCCCCAGCTATTTCCGATAACAGAGGTATCGCCAGAAGTTACAGGCAATACGCGGTCATAAATAAGAGTAGTCAGGTTGTAACCGGACTCATCTGGAAATGTGGTTTGTTTAATCAAGTCAATCCACGGACTTGTGTGTAGTGTTGATTTGTGGATATCAGCACCAATCCTGTTTGCTTCTTCAGCAAGGACGGTGTTGATAGTGCCTGCAAAATCAGTTGAAAATGTCTGTGCCATTTTAGTAGGTTTTGTAAGTGTGTAAGGTGCGACACCACCCATGCGTTCGGGTGAGTGCCATGAATTATCTTGTTACCCTGTTTTTTGTAGAACTATTTAAGGCTAGAGCAACCGACAGGATATGTAAAAGGAACGAAGCCCTTACCACTCAAGAACTAGAACTAATTAAGGCTAGAGCAACCCATCCTATCGTGATGGGTAAAAATAAAAGGATTTTCCAATAAAGTCAATACCCTAATTTATTGACTCAATAATTGATTATCTACCAATAATGTTTTGGAATAGGCTTTTGATTCTTGCCTCCACAGCGTCATTAATTTCTTCCGAAACTTGCTGTCTGAACATCTGCTCTTCTGTGCCGGGGGTATACGACATATCAGAAGCATCTGGTTTAAGCTCTGTTTCTGTAACCATCTGCCTGAACATTTGTTCTTCTGTGCCGGGGGTGTATGACATATCAGAAGCATCTGGTTTAAGCTCTGACTTTGTTTCAGGCTCTTCCTTTTTCTTTTTCTTGCGAACCCAGCGAGTGCCAGTAGCCCTGCCGCCAGACTTGCCCATAACGGAATATTTCTTTTTGCCCGTTACTTCACCAGCCTTTTCGCGGCGATTGCGGATTTTTTTTCTGAGTCGGTCACCTATAGCCATAATAAATTATCTGATAATTGAGATAATTTAACCCTACTTTTTGTAAAAGCAAACAACCGCTATGTAGCTTTGTCGGCGGCTTTGTCCCGCTTGTAGGAAGCACTCCTGTAGTCCGTAGAATAGAAGCCAGAGCCTTTGAATATCACAGCGGAGCCTGTCCCTATAAGACGCTCTACCTCGCCCCCACAAGCCGAATCAAGGCACTTCTTGAGCTTCTTGTCATTCATTGACTGAAATACCTCAAAGGTATTCCCACAAAGGCGGCATCGGTAATCGTAGTTAGGCATTAGTCAGGATACGAGCTTAGTATTAAAACCGCAGATGCGGCTAAGTAAAGTAGCATACTGCTAAAGACAAAGCTGTTTATCAACAAAAAGACCGCAATGGGGCGGTATTTAGTTTTTAGGGGGTGTATGAGCATTTTTACCCCAACCTCAAAAAATCAGCATACTCCATCAGTCGCTCCTTCCCGCCGCCTACAAAATGCAGAATGTGATTGTTGGTGATAGTTTTTTGGCGGTCATCTACGTTACGTTGGTTATATTCCTCCCCAACCCAAGTAACATCAATGCCTGCTTCAGCCACCCTCATGTTTAAGAAATCTTGATCATAACCCATCTCGTCGGGATATGGTGGGTCAAAGTTAATAGTGCGGAGAGCGTCTAGACGGAATAGTAATACTCCTGCGTTGAAGTATGGCTCATCGACAACAGATTCATTCTCTGTGCTATCAGGGAAATGCTTGGCAACCCACTCCCTATACCTATTGTCCTTCTTAGGCCAAACTTGATCCAACGCACATACAAGACCTCCTTTTCTTTCAAAAAGATCAGGGCAACTTGAAAGGATCAGAACATCGCTATCTAGCACCAACAATTCCTTGTAATAATCCTGCTCTCGAAAACGCTTCAGAAAGTCAATAAAAGCCCAAACAGGCTTTCCGTTATAAGGCTTGCTCGACTCATCAGGAAACCACTTCACTTCGTGAAAGTCTGCCCCTACTTTACTCGCATACCCCCGCATGGAAGATACGGAGGCTCTCACCCACGGCATTCCTCCAATAGCAAATGTAACGATAAGTCTCATTATCTAAGTTAGTTTTAGTCTCATTATCTAAGTTAGTTTTTAGGGGGTGTATGACCATTGTAGAGCTTTTCCATTATTTTCTCTACGTCCAGTTCAAGCATCGAGATTTTAAGGTCTTGCCTGACATCAGAAGGTAAAGACCCACTACCCCACTTTCCGGCAGGCCAGAGTTCTGTAAACTCTGAGTTCTTAGCAACGTCCTTAGCGATCATCTTGATTTGAAAATCGTTGTGCTGGACTTCCGATTGGAGCTTAGAAGCCCACCAAACAATACCACCCGCCTGCACAGCCAATCCTACGAGCAATGAAATGAGGAACTTAGGGTCTATGGGACTGTTGGATTTGTTGTTGCACTCGCTCATCGATCAGATTCTTTGCCCCTTTTTGGGGTTTATCGAATGTATCATCGATCAGTATGAGTGGCAATATCTCAGCCAGCCTGCCATTAGCCCTATCTATCTGTGCGGATAGGACATCTTGAGTAGCCTTTATCTCTACCAGATTAGACTCAATTCTAGAATCGATAGTCTGAACACCACTCCACAACTGGGCGGCGGCTCCTACAAATACAGAGGCAACTAAGACAGTAATGGCATTGCATACAATTTTATTCCAATCCAGATTCATTAATCTTCAGGCGTTCCCACACAATATTCTCTGCCAAATGACTATCTTTGACATCATCAGGCATATTAGTGTTCTCCTTCAGCCAAGCAAGCGCATTATGTAAACCTGTTTTGTAGAGGGCGCAACGATGCTGTAGCTCTATCTTCTGCTCTTTCAGAGCGTTATAATCCTCCCTAATCCCATATCCACTAGCGTGTGGGCTGGATTTAAGGTGGTTATGGTAGTCTTTATTCGAGATGTGGTCAGAGGGCATCCTACTTCATCTGAGACTCAACAGCCTCAAGAAAAGACTTGGCGGCATTAACCGCTTCTTTGAAAGACATAGTAGCCACTACCTTCTTCGGCTTGTCGTGACCGTATCCCGCACTTTTCAGTGCAAGATGTTCCTCAACAGTATCCGCTTTTACGGCAACCCCATCCCTATACATATTATGAGGTTTGAAAGGTTCTTCTTTCTTTTTCATACTAATAAGGTTTAGGCTTTGGTTTAGGTTTAGGCTTAGGTTTTTTAGATGTATATTTCATACTATTTCTTGCGGCGAGTTGATTTAAGGAAGGCGGCTTTTTCTGCCTCAGTGTAAGAAGCGCGTTGCTTACCTTTTGCAGTTGCCTCTCTTTTCTTTTTGTTTCCTGCCGCTCTCTGGGCAGGCGTTAAAGACTCACGGGCGGCTTTTGGTAGGTATCGCTCACCAGTCTCTGAAGACTTTTTGCCAGAAGAGGTTCCCCAATCTTCTTTTGTCCACTGCTTGAGTGACTTCTGGGGCTTCTTGTATGCCATTACTTATACCCTCCTCCGGCTTTCTTATACTCACGGGCTAAGATTTGTGCTTTACGCGCAGACCACTGTCCAGCTTTACCACCCTTAGTCCCCGCCATTATACGCTTAAACAAACGCTTTCGCATTCCCGGCTTCGTATAGTTGCCAGCCTCATTAACCCGTGATTTGCTTTTTTTCTTGGGCATCACCAAAGTTTCTTACAAGCCCAGTAACGGGCGGTTAACTTGTCCTTAGCCGTTTTACAGTTATGGCGAGACCGGAAGTTCTTCCTCCGCTTCGGGTCTTTGTGTTGTGTAAAGTCTTTGTAATCACGGTGACCATAACCAATCTTGCGGACTTTGTCCCCCTGCTTGGCTAATACAACAAACTTCTTCTTACTCCCTTTCGGTGCGCGTTTGGGCTTATTGAATCCCGCAAATGTTTCTCCCCTAAACTGGATACGACCACTCGGTAATCTCTTAAAACGCGACATCCATAAAATTAACTTAAATTCTATGAAAAGCAATTAACCACCCAGAGCCGCAGTAATAGCATCCGTAAAGCTCAGATCAGATGAAGCTCGGCGGGAGGAGCCGTCAGAAGCTGGTGTCCCAGACATCGTTGGTTCGGCTTCCTCATACCCAGACAACTGGTCAGTAAGGGACTCAGCCTCTTTTCGTGCGCCCAAGTATTCACGGACAATAACTGGTAGCAACCGTGCGGCAACTGCGTTATAGGCGAAATCTACAGGGTGCAGGGTGGAGGGGTTGAGTTCAGATACACTGTCCCGAATGCCATCCATATCCACCCCCTCCACTCCGCTAAGAAAAGGTAGCTTTTCAGAAACACGATCAGCAACACTTCTAGTAACATTGGAGCGAATCTGCGCCTGTTCAGCGAGTTCCTGATTATATCGTTGCTCCTCCATAGCTTGCGCCTCTTGCAGTGCGCCCTCCGCATTAGCCATGAGATGTTGGCGGCGTTCCAGTATGGGGTCTATGCTGTCGATGATATTGTATATACGAGCCTTGTCCCTGTCTGAAGCATCAGAAAGCATAGCCGATAACGACTCATCCTGCGCTTCTGTGTCCTCCATAGCGAGGGCATCTATCAACTTGTCTGTGTCCACCTCATACTTATCAGCAATTTGGTGCGCCTGCTCCATCAACTCACCCAAAGGTTCTGTGACTGCCTGCCTGTAAGCATCAGTAGACTCAAGATCGTTTATCACACGATCAAATTCATAGTCCGCTACACGCTCCTGAAGCTGGTCGATGTCACGGTTCTCAACCAAACCAGACATCTCCTTCAACTTGGCTTCCTGCTCAGACACAGTCTGACGTAGCTTATCTACTTCGGACTGGTTTGTTTTCAGTTCCGCTTTGAGTTGCTTGAACCGCGATGCCGCTTTTGGTGTCCAGTCGTCGCCAACGGAGTCAGTAAGTTCGTCAATCGGCTCAGTAGACTCTGGCGCACTTTCCTCTGTAGATGATTCCTGATCCGTGGTCTCTGTAACCTGTTCCTCAGTTTGTGTTTCTGAGGCTTCCGGTTGTGGTTCAGGTTCCGGTGTTTGGGGTTCGGGTTCAGGGTTAGACTCTAAATTGCTCAGAGCCGCATCAAGGGCATCCGTAAAACTAAGAGACTCTTCAGCGGGAGCTTCGGGTATGTTAGAAATAGGATCAGGTGTGGCTTCTGGTGCGGGTGCTTCGGATGTAGGTGCTTCTGCTACTGCTGTGGCTGTATGTGAGTCCATTCGTCTGGTTGTTTAGGAGTGTCTCCCTTGATATGGGTTAGTTTATGTAGATCGTTGAAAGCGTCACGATAGCCAGCATACCATGCGTGGCGTGTGGCGTTGGCACTGGTGGAATCACCTGCCGCAACTGTTCCGTAACTTGGGCCTGCGACTTCTTTGAGAGTCGCAAACGCCTCCTGCAAAGTCTGATTACCCAAGACCTCTCGCAGTTCCTCAATTCGTTTAGCATCCTTAAACCACCTGTCCAACGGGACAGGTAACGATATATTTTTAGCCATAAATTATTGCGACTCACGCATCTTCATTACATTAGATGCGTCTCTCATCGCCTGTTCTTGCTCAAACTTGGCACGTTTAAGCTCCATATCAAGTTCGGCTTTTTGCCTCGCCATATCCATTTTCAT